GGCGGTATAGTTATTAAGTCTGAAGTAGATTTAACTGATTTCACAGATCATACAAAGGAACAATTCAATGCTAGAAGTTCTAAAACTGGCTGGGGTGATAACTTATATGACCCTAAAAATAAAATTGCTTCATTGCCTGCTGAGATTATTAACACCCTCAACAGAGAAGGCATAATGCGTGGTTACCACATACTAGACCAAAAGGCTTTAGTAAAGTGGTTAAATAACCCTGACAATAGAGTATTTCGTACCAGGGGTGGCACAGTATGAGGATAGGAATCTGCGTTCCAGCAAGAGGGCAAGTAGAAATATCCACATCGTTTGACTTATCAGCATTAGTTAATTACACAGCAAAACAGACGAAACACGATATTAATCTGTACACATCTACAGGTACATTAATATTCGATCAGCGTAATGCGTTAGTAGACTCTGTTATCAATGAGCGTTGCGATTACCTAATGTTTATAGATGCTGATATGCGCTTTCCAAAAGATGCGCTTGTTCGGCTTTTAAAGCATAATAAAGACATTGTTGGCGTAAACGCTACTACTCGATCAGAGCCAGTAAAGCCTACTGCCAAAAACATTAATTATGAGGAAGATGGTTCTGTATCGTGGCTGCCTGTTTATTCCAATGTTAAAAAAGGAATAGAGAAGGTAGATGCCATAGGGTGCGGTGTCATTCTCATTAAAAACTCAGCATTTAAGAAACTAGAAAAGCCTTACTTTTACTTTGAGCAATTGCCAAATGGGAAGTTATTAGGCGAAGATGTTTACTTTTGCATTAAAGCGAAAGATGCAGGAATAGATACTTATGTGGATCACGATCTCTCAATGGAGATAGGCCATATAGGTAATTACACATACGGCTGGCATAATATTGAGGTGTCCTAATGGGCTTTGCAACATACACAGAATTAAAGACTTCTATAGCAAGCTATCTAGGTCGATCAGATTTGACTGCGGTAATTCCTGACTTTATTACCTTTGCAGAGATTCGCCTGGCAAGAGAGATCCGTACTCGCCAAACTCTTAAAGTTGCTACAGCAACAATGACAGCAGCAGATTCTACTGTTGGTTTGCCTACAGACTTCTTAGAGATGCGAGATATATTTACCCAAGGAAATCCAAGAAACACTATTAGCTATTTATCGCCTTCCTTGTTCTCTCGCAATGCTAGAGCTGGTGAGTCTGGTCTGCCTGTGTACTACACAATCATTGGAGAGGAGATCCAGTTTGCTCCAACTCCAGACTCAGCTTATGTTGTAGAGATGCTTTATTACTACAAGCCAACGCCATTATCTACAAGTGTATCTACAAATGCTTATCTGGCTAACTTCCCAGATGCCTTGCTTTACGCATCCTTGGCAGAGGCAGAGCCTTATCTTATGAACGATGCCAGAGTGCAAACTTGGGCTACCTTATACGATAGAGCTACTTCTGATATTAACGGATCAGACGAAAGCTCAGAGTACGCTGGAGTACCACTAACAATGCAATTAACTTCACGATAGGATTACCATGTCTGCAATCTCAAACTACCTAGAGAACGCATTAATTAACGCTACTCTACGCAATACTACTTTTACATCCCCAGCAACAGTCTATGCTGCCTTATTTACTTCTGATCCAACAGAGGCAGGATCAGGCACAGAATGTACTGGCACAGGCTATGCTCGCAAGGCCATCACCTTTGCTGCTCCTTCTAACGGAGTAACAACTAACTCTGCTGCTGCTGTTGAGTTTGACCAGGCTACAGGCTCATGGGGAACAATTACCCATTTTGCAATCTTTGATGCCTTAACAACTGGCAATATGTTGTACTATGGCGCACTAACTACATCTAAGACCATTGCAAGTGGAGATGTATTTAAGTTCGCTACATCTAGCGTATCAGTAACTTTGGCTTAATATGTCTACTATAGTTACCAGAAGTGGTAAGGGAAGTCCTTTATCTCATGTAGAGGTAGATGCTAACTTTAATAACCTTAATACAGACAAGGTAGAAAAGACTTCTGCTGCCATCACAGGCGGCACAATTAATGGCACTACTATAGGTGCTACTACCCCAGCCGCAGGAACATTTACTACTATTACAGGACAGACAGAAGTATTAAAAGGTACTGGGCAAAATTTAGTTATTCAATCACAGGCTTTTGCTACATCTTGGGCTGGAAGTGGATTAACTAATGCTAATAATGCTACAACTGCTCCTGATACAACAAATACAGCATCTTCTTTAACTGAAACAGCAACAACGGCAGTTCATTGGGCTTTTACTAATACAGCTTTAAATTTATATGCTGGAACATACACAGCATCTTGTTATTTTAAAGCAAACGGCAGAACAGCCGCAACAATAGCAATTTCAGGTAATGCTAGTAGCGTATATGTGGCGGCAACTTATGATTTAAGTGGTGTAGCTGTTTCACAAACAAATGCGGCTGGAACAGGATTTTCTATTACCACTACATCTATTACTAGCGTTGGTAGTGGATGGTATCGTTGTGTATTAACTGCCGCAATTCCTGCTAGAAGTGATTACTTGTTTATGGTTTCTACAAGTAATTCAACAACTTATTCACCTAGTTCTCTTGGTGGTGCAAATTCCTATTTAGGTGATATTACAAAAGGAATATATGCTTGGGGCGGTCAATTAGAGCCATTTGCAACAGTCGGTACTTATGTTCCTACAACCACAACAGTTCTATTAGGTAATCCATCTTTATCTTTAGGCGGTTTTGCATCACTTGGCATGGAAAATACTGGTGCAGTATATCTACAGCCAGCCCTAACAGGAGCATTACAAGCACAAGCTACTACATCTTCTACAGTAGGTGGTAATGCTAGGGGTTCATACGCTGTTGATTTACAAATGCAAAGAGGTAGTGCCGCTAGAGTTGCAAGTGGAACAAACGCATTTGTTGGCGCTGGTTATGATAATGCGGCAAGTGGTAGTTATTCGTCAATAATAGGTGGATATTCAAACTCATCAACAAGTACAGTTTCATTTGTTGGCGGTGGTCAATCAAATCAAGCAACAGCGTTGTATAGTACAACTGTAGGCGGTTATGGAAATACATCAACTGGAATATATAATTTTATTGGCGGTGGATATACCAACTCAGGAACAGCCAATGCCGCAGTAACCACGCAGTCAGGAACAATGAACGCTACAACAGCCGTTACATTGTCAGGTTCTAACGCATCAATTAAAGTCGGTCAATACATCACAGGCACTTCTATTGCTGGTCAAACTTATGTAGCCGCCATATCAGGAACAAGCCTTACTCTTTCCCAAGCCGCATCAGGTTCATCTACAAGCACTCTATCTTTCTACACCCCTCATGGAGTTGTTGTTGGCGGTGGTAATAACCAAGCTACAGGTAGTTATTCATTTATCGGTGGTGGTGGTGATGCTGGTACTGCGGCTAATAGGAATGTGGCTAGTGGGGATTGGTCAGTAGTAGTTGGTGGTGTAAAAAATGTGGCTAGTGGTGCTGGTTCTGTTGTTATTGGAGGTGGAACAGATGGCACAACAGCGACTGGAAATACCGCAAGCGGAATTTCTTCTGTTGCTATGGGACTATCGACTTCTGCCGTTGGAGATTATTCTATTGCAATGGGTAGAGTGGCATACGCTGATGGGGCAAGGTCTTTTGCTTTTGGGACAAATTCAACAACTAGAGGAATTACTGCTAATACTGTTTTTTCTGCAAGTAATTCACCTATTGCTAATGCGGCTGGCGTTTCTCAAGCCGCTTTACTTGTTCTTGGTGTTCAAACAACAGACGCAACTGCTACAGCATTACGCTCTAATACATCAGCCGCAAGCGGAACAAACCAAGTAATACTACCTAACAACTCTGCTTACTTCTTTACTGGCGAAGTAGTTTCAGGAGTAACTGGTGGTGGAGATACTAAAGGCTGGACTATCGAGGGTGTAATTAAACGAGGTGCTGGAGTAGGAACTACAGCCTTGGTCGGTACTCCTACAGTTACTTCCATGTACGCTGATTTAGGTGCGGCTACTTGGGCTATTGCAGTTACAGCCGATACTACCAATGGTGGTTTAAGAGTTACTTTTACAGGGCAAGCGGCAACGACTATTCGTACAGTTTGCCAAATCCGTACAACAGAAATGACTTACTAAGGAGCAATCATGGCACTACAACTTAACCTAGAATCAACTCAATTTGGTGTACCAGCACCACAAGCCTACGCACGAATCACGAACTTCTTTGGTACTAAAGACCAAATCCAAGTGCAAGTAGCTATTTACTATAACGAAGAAGCAAGACATGGCAACATGGCTACTGTTAAAGAAAATGCTCATTACATTGCGATTGAGGACTTAGAAGGTGATTTAATCCCTGCAATCTACGCAGTATTAAAGACCTTTACTGATTACGAAGGTGCAGTAGACGCATAATGGCCTTTGAAGATCAATATGTCGTATATGGTTATTGGGAATACGATTATTGCGTAGGAGATGTATTAGCTACAGATGGTGCTGGATCAATTGATGGCATAGGAACTATAAGCGGTAATCCTATAGCGGTATTTGCTGGTAATGGATCAATCAACGGAGTTGGATCTACATCTAGCGATGGCATTAGGATGGCATTGGGTGATGGCTCTATTAATGGAGTTGGAACAGTAGTATCAGATGGAATAAGACAAGCATTAGGCGTTGTATCTATAGATGGCGTAGGCTCTATATCTGGGCTAGGAAACTTTACTGCTAGTGGAGATGGCTCGATCATAGGATTGGGAACAGTTTTAGTAACTGGTAACGCAGTATTCTCTGCTAACTCATCTATAAATGGACTCGGTACAATAGTAGTTATTGGGTATCGAATTGGTGAGGAGTGGAGCAACTCTGGCGTAGGTTCTAATACATGGACTGCTGCCTCAGTTACAGGCAACAATTGGACAAACAAAACAGTAGATAGCAATACTTGGACACCTTCTAGCGTTACAAGTAACAATTGGACTAATAAATCAACGGGAAGTAATACATGGCTACCTCAATAGTAGAATTTGGCGAATGGCTACCAGACCAAGCTGGAATAACTGGTTCTATACAGGATGCCTACAATGTTGTTCCCCAGGCAGTAGGCTATGGCCCATTTCCTGAGTTGGTAGAGTTATCTGGCGCAGCAAGTGAAAACCTAAACAATGTATTTGCTACTAAATTCGGTTCAACTACTACCCTTTTTGCTGGTGGATTTACTAAACTGTTTAAATACAATTCATCTACATTAGCATTGGTAGATGTATCTAAAGTTGGTGGATATTCTGGTAGTAATCGTTGGAACTTTGTTCAATACGGGCCATCCCTTATTGCTGCTAATGGAATAGGAAAATTACAAGTATGGAATTTAGCAAGTTCTACAGCATTTGCTGACTTAGATGCAGCAGCTCCTACTGCCAAATTTGTAACTACAGTTAGAGATTTTGTAGTGGCTGGCAATGTATCAGGCGAAGAATCTAAGGTTTATTGGTCTGACTTAAACGATGAAACCGATTGGACTCCTAGTGCTACAAGCCAATCTGATAGCCAGGTCATTGCAGATGGTGGAGATATTCGTGGTATTACTGGTGGTGAATATGGGTTAATTTTGCTAGAAAAAGCAATATCTAGGATGACTTATGTAGGTGCGCCATTATTCTTTCAGTTTGATACCATTGCTAGGAATATTGGGTGCTATGAGGCAAATTCAATAGCCCAGTTTGGTAATTTAGTATTCTTCCTAGCTGACGATGGATTTTATATGTGCGATGGGCAGACAGTTACGCCTATCGGAGCAGAAAAAGTAGATCGCTATTTCTTTACCTATGCAGATCAATCTCAGATAGATAAGATGAGCGCAAGTATAGATGTCATTCGTAAACTAATTGTTTGGCAATACACAGACATCTTTGCTCAAAAACGATTAATAATCTATAACTTCCAAACTAAAAAATGGTCTGAGGCAGAAACTACTTCTACTTATGTAGCAACATTGGCACAGGCTGGAGTAACTTTAGAAGGCTTAGATACCTTTGGGAATATGGATACTATAAGCACTTCTTTTGATAGCCGTATTTGGGCTGGTGGTAAGTTTGTATTGGCAGGGGTAAAAGATACCAAAATTGTTACTTTTACTGGATCTAATAAGTCTGGCTATGTTACTACAGGCGATCTGGGCAACGGAAACCAATCAATCATTATGTTAGCCAAGCCAAAGGTAGATACTGGCTCTGCAAGCATTTCTGTAGCCTCTAGAGCATTGTTGAGCGATGTTCCTAGCTTTGGTACTGCCGTAGCAGCAGACAGCGAGAATAGGGCATCCCTGCGCTCTGGTGGCAAGTACCATAGAGTAAGGGTTTCCCCTACAGGGGCTAACTGGAAAACGGCTGTTGGTGTAGAGATTGAGTTAGTGCAACAAGGCGGTAGATAATGTTCCGTAGACTTCCTCCTACTGGTGGCGATCAACGAGCCGTAGCTGAGATCGTAAACGGCATGATGGATGGCAAGACCAACAATACTGGGACTGTTACATTAGCCACAGGGAACGCAACAACTACCACTATTAGCGATCCTAGAATAAGTAGAGATTCTATGATATTGCTAGTGCCTAAGTCGGCTGCTGCCTTTGCTGATACTGCGCCCTATGGAGCTTTTCAAGACTCTACAGACCAAACAGCAGCAAGCACTACAGTTGCATACCCAATGACATTTAACACTACAGATTTTTCTAATGGTGTTTATTTGTCTAATAGCTCTAGGATGAATGTAAGAAATGCTGGTATTTACAATGTGCAATTTAGTGTGCAGTTAGAAAATACAGATAATGCACAACACGATGTAGATATTTGGTTTAGAAAAAACGGCACTAATATTACAGCATCAAACAGTAAATTTACTGTTCCAGCAAGAAAAAGTGCTGGAGTTTATGGTCATGTCATTGGAGCTATAAATTATTTTGTAGAACTTGTAGCCAATGATTATGTAGAAATTGTATGGCGCACAGAAAATACAGGGGTTTCGCTAGAACAAACACCAGCAGAATCTAGCCCAACAAGACCAGCAACACCATCAGTTATAGCAACAATGCAGTATGTAGCTCCTAATGCAATGGACAATGTTTATATTAGTTCACAGACAAACGGAAGTGCAACGCTTACTCATTTTGCCAATTCAACGGCTAGTAAAACTTATGGATATGTAATAGTTGGATAATTACCACTTTTCTACCAATTGTAGGTAAAATTATGGTATGCAAAAATTCTATGTGAAACCAGAAGATTTGAGGCTGTACTGGGATTATGTTAGAAAAGGTTTATTAAAGATTTTAAGTAAGACTCCTGAGGGGTGGATTCCTGAGGATGTATATGTAGAATGTTTCAATAACAAAGCTCTTTT